CGTAAAAATATTTTTTTTCTCGTTTACCTTCAAGAACTTGTTTTTTATAAGCATTACTTAATTTTTTCGAAAACTCTTTCCGATACTCCTCATCTTGCATTTTTTTTAAAAACATTTCATTACCGGATTTAGAACATTTTAATTTATGTTCTTCAGAATAAAATTTCCCTCCACCATAACCACCTGTTTTAAGATTTATACAATTTTCATCTAATAATAAATCCGAATTAACAATTTCAATTTCACGTTCTTTTAATGATTCTCTGTTAGGTAAAAACTCTATAATAATTTTAGTGTGGTTATCCTTACCATACTTTCTTATTGAATATCTTAATCTTTTACCACTACCCATATACCCATCCTCTAAATTAGATGTGCTGTGCATTCCGATATAGTATTTTTGATTAAAATTACAAATGGTTTTATAGATATAGTGGAAATTAGGTTTTTTTCTTGGCATTTTGTTCTTTTACTATAAATATTTCAAAATATAGTAAAAGAACAAAAATGTTAAATGAGGAGATAGAGGGACTCGAACCCTCGTAGTTGTTCATAACGATTATTAAGGACTACATGTTTAGGTCATTGTTTAATCTAACAATCCGAAATCCCACAGTTCCCTTATTATACAGTTCGGTTTACTGAGAACTTACCCTCTACCATCTGATTATCCTCTGATTGGTTAGAGTTTACACCTTTTATGGTAGATGTCACACCATGAAGACCGTTCTGTTCCTAGGTATAAGTCTATCCACCCGTTGTTTTTTTCGCCTTAGGCTACTGAAACACTTTCCTCAGTACGGATTAATCCTACTGCAGAAAGTTTGTTGATAACGTTGCCGTGTATCGATTTGAACCAGTTTTACAAGGTTAGCTCAGCCTTGACATGCCCCGAATAACCAACTATGTCAGTCAATTCCAATTTACCCCCATAATGTTAAAGAACTATTGTTTTACAAATATACGAATAAATCCGACAATAACAATTTTTTAAAGTATTTATTTGATATAAATATGGCAGAGACAGAGGAAAACAAAAACGAAGCTTATGACGGTAGTCAAATCTTCTATCAAGATGATAAGGTTATGTTATTGAAATGTAACACTTTGGAGTCTGCAAAATACTTTGGTCCTCCATTTTTTTCTAAATATTATAATAGATATCGTGATGCAGACAATTATATTATTGTCGATAAAGAAGGTGATTATCTTACCCCAACATTATCATATTTAATTCACAAACCACATCGAGGACTAATAGAATTTTTTAATTATAATAACGATGATTTAACAATGACGGATATTCTTGAGAAATTCCCTGAAATTACTGACAAAATTTACGACTTGATTGGTGTTAGTAGTACCTATAACATATTAAAGAGAATTAGTGGTGGGGAAGATATTGATGAGTATAAATTAGCCAATATTGATGATTTAATTAGGGGGTTCAAATTTAACAAGAACAACCCTGGTAAAAGTATGGTCACACTTAAATTTGATGACCATGAAGATTATTTTAAATTATTTGATTTAGGTGAAGGGGATTTATGGTTTTTAAAGGCATTATTTAGTTCATATCATTACGACTCTATTGGTTTCTACCATAGTGATATGGGATATCAGGATTGGGATGAGGGTTATTTAATGAGGGACCTTAATGAGGAAAACATTGCGATAATTAAACAAATTTTAATTTATATTAAACCCAATCTTGCCGAACTTAATGATGATGACCAATATAAGGAGGCCTCAGTACTATTGAGAGACACTTTTAGTAGACAAACTGAGAATATTATTGATGATTACTCACATGAAAAGGATTCGGGAATGCAAAAAGCCGCTGAAGAGGAAATAAGAGAAGAGTTATGTGAACCATTCCAAAATTACGGGTTATTTGCCAAGTCAGGATGTTTCTACACATATGTAACAACCGTTAATGTCTTGTTGGGTATGTACAATATTTCGAAAGAAAGACATGTGGACTTAAAAGGGATGTTATCAAAGATTGGACATACGATGTCAGTTGGTCCATATGAGGAATATATATACGAGTATGGTAGTAGAGAATTTGATATCGATTCCGTCAATAGAAACGCAAAGTATGAGTTAGAAAAAATATTAGAAGAAATTGAGGATAGTAATAAGTACCCAAATCTAATTAAATTTAGAAAAATGGTTGATGAGGTTTTATCACATTATGATTTAAATAGATATTATGATTTAAAAAGAGGAACTAACACCGAAGGATTTCGAGTTACAAAATTAGACCCTACAACTAATAAAATATATTTAACTTACTATAAATCAGGATTAAAACAAGGAAGTCAATCCGAAGTAAGGAGTTATACTCTTGAAGAATTCCGAAATTTTCTACATAATCCTGAATTATTTGAAAATAAAATCTTGAACTTCCGAAAAAAAGCTTAACTTTGTGTTATGCAAAGAGACTACGAACTTTTAAAGAGTGTTTTGTCCGTTCCATCCAAAACGTACCAAGAAGAACAAATGGTTAAGTTTATAACCAATTGGTTATCTGAAAACAATATCCCGTTTTTTGTTGATGGAATGTTTAACATTTACGCAACAAAACAAACTGATGAAAATATCGAATATTTTCCATGTGTTGTTGCTCACACCGATACCGTACATAATATTGACACAATCAATATTCGTGAGGGATTACTACCAAACGCTCAGAATGAGATGAAACCGTCTTTAAAGGCGTATAATGACAAGGGTAACCCAACAGGGATTGGTGGTGATGACAAATGTGGTATCTATGCTTGTTTAGAGTTATTGAAAGAACTTCCTAACTTAAAGGCGGCGTTCTTTGTATCCGAAGAAACAGGTTGTCATGGGTCAAGAAAGGCCGATAAAACATTCTTCACAAATGTTGGGTACGCAATTCAATTTGACGCACCTGGCAATTGGATGGTTTCCGAATTTTGTATGGGGGTTCAATTATTTGACAGAGGTACAGAATTTTTCACATCTTGTGATGAGGTGTTAACTGAAGGATTTGAGAAAAGACAAAAATACCAATCTCACCCTTATACTGACGTATATGCGTTAAAACAACTTTTTGATTTTTCGTGTATCAATTTTGCTATCGGGTACTACAACTACCACACACCAAACGAATATGTTGTTATCGAAGATGTTTACAGTGGAATCGAAATAGGTAAAAAAATGATTGAGAAATTGGGATATACAAAACATTCCTTTACACCTAAACCAAAAAATAGTTACACACTATTTGATTAAAAAAAAGGGGAATTAATTTTCCCCTTTTTTCTTTTTAGTCTTTTTAACTGTCTTTAGTTTAACATCGGTATTGTCGACATATAGAACATAACTAACATCCTCAAGAACAGTTCCCTTTAAAACTTCTTCGGAAATAAAATCCTCGACTTTGTCTTGGATTGCTCTCTTCAGTGGTCTTGCACCATAGGTCTCATCAAAACCAACTTCTGAAATTAACTCCAATACGGATTCATCGTAAGTTATGTTATATTTTAACTTAACTAATCTTTCACAAAGTTTGTCCATTTCTAATTTAACGATTTGTTTAACCTCATCTCGTTTTAGTGTGTTGAAGATAACGACCTCATCAATTCTGTTTAAGAATTCAGGTGCGAAGAATTTTTTAAGTTCCTTTTTCAACATGTCTCGTTTATATTCTTCCTCGACATAAGTATTTGTTGAAGATTTAAATCCAACACCTGTCCCAAAGTCTTCTAGTTTTTTAACCCCAATATTTGAAGTCATAATGATTACACAATTTTTGAAATTAATTTTTCTACCTAATCCGTCAGTAATATGACCATCATCCAACACTTGTAACAACGTTGAGAAAATGTCTTTATTTGCCTTCTCAATCTCATCAAATAAGATTACAGAATAAGGTTTATTTTTAACCTGTTCAGTTAATTGTCCGCCTTCATCATAACCAACATATCCTGGAGGTGCTCCGATTAAACGAGATATGGTATGCTTTTCTTGGAATTCTGACATATCCATTCTAATCAAATTTTCTTCGCTACCAAACATTTCTTTAGCCAATTGTTTCGCCAAATGTGTTTTACCGACACCTGTTGACCCCAAGAAAATGAATGAACCAATTGGTTTGTTAGGGTCTTTAATACCCAATCTATTTCTTCGAATAGACTTTGCAATTCTTGATACTGCTTCAGATTGACCAATAACTTTACTACCCAACCTTTCGTCTAACTTGGCCAATAATTGTGTCTCATTAGCATTTAATTTAGACAGTGGAATCTTAGTCATATTTGAAACGACTTCGTACACCAACTCAACAGTCACTTCTTTCTTTTGAGTTTGTAACTCAGACTCGAATTTTTTCTTTTCCAAATCTAATTTATCTAAAATTCTTCGTTCCTTATCTCTTAGACTTGCCGCCTCTTCATAGTTTTGTTTTTTAACGACATCAAGTTTTTCTTGTTTAATATCATGAGCCTGTTCTTTTAGTCTTTCAATAATTTCGGGCATTTTCACCTCAACCTGACTTCTTGCCCCGACTTCATCAATAATGTCAAACGCTTTATCAGGGAATTCTCTATCTGTGATATATCGTTCTGCCAAATCAACACATAGTGATAAAATTTCGTCAGAGTATTTTACTTTATGGTAATTTTCGTATCTCTCTTTACTGTGTTGTAGAATTTGAATCGTTTCTTCTTTTGTTGCTGAATCAACAATTACCTTTTGGAATCGTCTTTCTAAAGCTCCGTCTTTTTCAAAATTCTTACGATACTCGTCTAAAGTCGTTGCCCCAATACATTGGATTTCTCCTCGAGCAAGAGCGGGTTTAAAGATATTAGATGCGTCCATTGAACCTGACGAATTACCTGCACCAACAATGGTGTGTATTTCATCAATAAAAATAATGATACTTGGAGCGTTTTGTAATTCCTCAATAATTACTTTCATACGTTCTTCAAATTGACCACGATATTTTGTACCAGCAACTATCGAGGTCATATCTAAAGATAATATTCGTTTGTCCATTAAATTTCTTGGGCAGTCTCCGTTAAAAATTTTAATCGCCAAACCTTCAACAATTGCAGTTTTACCACAACCTGGCTCACCAATAATGATTGGGTTGTTTTTTTTCCGTCTTGAAAGGATTTGAGCAATTCTTGTTATTTCTCTTTCTCGTCCAATCACAGGGTCTAATTTACCTTCTTCGGCTAATTTAATTAGGTCTCTACTAAAGTTGTCTAAAACAGGTGTGGCAGAATCACCACTACTTCCTTTATCTTTATTAGGTCCGCTACTATCTTTTGATTCTATCATGTAAGTGTTTTTTTAAAATATAATCTTTAATTTGGTAATTTCAACTCAAACAACCTTATATTTATAAGTATGGATATGATGAAACATTATACAAAGTACATTACAACTTTAAGGGCTGATGAGGACCTATTGGAAACTTACCGTAATTTACGGAGAGCCTTTCAAAGGGAGGGGTGGACTCAACAAGACTTGGAGAGACCACCTTACTACCCAAATGATATCATGAGAAACTTTCAAAGATTTAGTTCTTTACATACAAAATTATTTCAAGAATTAAAAGGTTTCTTTCCTGCTATTGACCATAATGAATTTGTTAAGTATCTTGAAGATAAAATGAGTTTAATCGATATAGAAATACCTTTAGAAAATGGCAATAAAAAAAGAACAGATAATCGGGACGAAGATTATTAATGAAATAGATTCAAGCAATCTAACGAAAACGGAATATGATACCGAAAGTAAAAAACTAATAATTGAGTTTAAAAACGGTATGAAATATGAATACGATGAGGTCCCTCATCAATTGTATACTCAGTTTAGAATGTCCGAATCACAAGGAAAATTCTTCAGCATTAAGATTGCTAAAACATTTAAATATAAAAAACTGTAACAAATCGGATTACTCAAATATTTATTTTTGATGAGTAACCTAAAAAACATTTTAAACAGTTTTCATTTAAAGGATGAATTAAATCCAAAGATTTGGAAATCGTCAGGAAATGACGAAAAAACGATGAACCCTACAGTTAGGGGTCGTCTTCTTGATATTGCCTACGAATTTATAGAATTCCTTAAAGTCGATGTTGTTGTGTCAGATATAATTATGACAGGGTCTTTGGCAAACTATAATTGGTCAACCTTTTCAGACATTGATTTACATATCTTAGCAGACTTCAACCAATTTTCAGAATCACAATTACCGTTATACACTGAGTTATTCACCCTAAAAAAAACAATGTATAATGATAACCATAACATAACGATATACGGTTATGAGGTGGAGTTATATGTACAAAACGAGTCTGAAGCACATTTTAGTAGTGGGGTCTATTCTGTATTACATGACGAATGGACAAATAAACCTAAAAAAGAAAATGTTGAGGTTGACACTAACTTAATTAAGAATAAGGCAACCAAATGGATGGAGATTATTGATGGGGCGATTGAAAACGCTCAAGATGAACCTCTTGACGATGCTAAAAAATTAATCCAAAAATATAAAGATAAAATTAAGAAGTATAGAACTTGCGGATTGGAAAAAGATGGTGAATATTCAGATGAAAATTTGGTATTTAAAGTTTTAAGAAGAAACGGGTATATCCAAAAATTATTTGATTTTGAAAATGAATATACCGATAAAAAATTATCAATTAAGGAATCCACAACAAATATTGGAGGAACTTTTAAAACTGACTTAGAAAATGGTCCAAAAAACCATGGTGGAAGAGCTCTTGGTAATTGGGAGTCCGATAATGCTTGGGATATATTTTCACCTCCAGGAACGGTCGTAAATTCTTACACTGAAGGAGTTGTTCGTGAAATTAGAGATACGGGTAAAAACTCAGGTAAAATATTTGGTACTCAAGTATCAATCAAAGGGTCAGGGGAATTTCCTGACATTTTTTACACACATTTAAAAGATGTTAAATTACAAAAAGGGGACGTTGTTAAAGTTGGTGACTATATTGGGGCAATTTCGGAATGGTTAGACCATCCAGATATTACTCACGTACATATAGGGTTACCCAGGGGACACCACTTAAAAGAACTTTTAGTCAATTCTGACCAAATATTTACAGGTTCAAAAGAGAGTGCTCAAACACCATCAAAAGAAACAGGGGAAACATTTTTATCGGATTTAGACACAATCTCAAAATCAGGAAAAGAATTTGTGAACTTAAAAAAACCAAACTCAAAAATCCCTTATGATAAGGATGTTGAAAAGATACAAACCGCATTACAGTTTTTAGGTTATTCACTGCCTAAATGGGGTGTTGATGGTTTATTTGGGCCTGAAACTGAAATGGCGGTTAGGTCATTCGAATCCGATAATGGTGTGACTTCCGATGGTAAATTATCTGAAGAAGACTTAACAAAATTGTTTGAGTTATTGACCGAAAAAGGATTTAAAGATACCGATTTAAGTAAAATTCAAACTACCTCAGATTTTGACAAAATTAATGTTGGTAACGATAAGGATTTTTACACCGCAATTTTAACGGGAGTTGGAGCACCAATTACTGAGGAAAATTTAAAATTCTTTTATGCTTGGAGAAAGGGAGAAGGAGGTAAAGCGACAAACAACCCATTTAATACAACATTTAAGTTAAGTAAAGATTCAGGAATGTCAGATTACAATAAAGTAGGGGTTAAAAATTATTCGACGCCTAATTATGGTATTGAGGCAACCGTTAAAACATTATTGTTACCGTATTATACATGTATAACTAATGGGTTAAAAAATGATATTGGTTCAGACAAATTAAGTAAATGTGAATCACTAAAAACTTGGGGCACAGGAGATTTAGTCGCTAAAGTTTTATCAAAAGATGACGTAACACCACCTAAAATATATGCGTAACCTTATTTTTAAAACTAATGACGTACGAATTGTGTTAATCGATATATTTATATATAAAATAATTTAAAAAAAAAACATCAAAATGGGAAATTTAAAACCGATTGGTAGTGAAAAACTACAAGGTATGGATAAGATTAAACGTATGATTGAGATATCAAGATATAATGAAAATATTCCTCAACCTATTAATGAAGATAAATCTAACGAATTTAAAAAAGTATTGTCTGATGGCAACACCTATAATATCGTTAAAGAAAAAAACGGATACGTAATTAAAAAAGGTATTAATGAGTCGACTCAAGAGTATCTTGACCCTATGAAAAATAGAAAATATTATTCATCATACTCTCAAGCGTTAAAAAGGTTAAATTTAATTATTAAAGAAATTAATGTATCTGAAGGATATGGTAAAAACTTATCATTATTTAATGAAAATGAGAATAATGAGGAGAAATATTATTTAAAAATGCCTACTGACGAACAAGCGGCACCCGCACCTGCTCCCGCACCTGCTCCCGCACCTGCTCCCGCACCTGCCCCCGCACCATCACCAGCTCCCACACCATCTCCTGAAGGCGATATGGGAATGGAAGACGACATGGGAATGGAAGACGACATGGGTGACGAGGAAGGTCAAGAAGATGAACCTGTAACATTAAAAACCATTCAAAAATTAACAGGTAAATTGGCTCAAAAACTAAGAGTTTTTTCATCTGATGAGGAAAACAAAATGACATCTAACGATACTAAATACGTGATTAATTCTGTGTTATCAGCACTTGATTTAAATTCGTTAGAAGAAGAAGACAAAGAAGAAATTATATCTAAATTTGACGGTGAAGAAGAAGGAATGGGTGAAGAAGGAATGGGTGAAGAAGGAATGGGTGAAGAAGGAATGGAAACCGAACCACCAGCATCACCTGATGGAGAAATGGCTGAGGATTTTACAGGACATGATAGTGATATTGAGGACCCTGAGGCGTTTGTTAAAGACATATTTGATATGGACGAACAAGAAGATATTGAAGAATACCCAAGACACAATCCAAGAGGAGCTAGAAAAATTAGAAAAAGCGGAGATGACCATAGACTATCTGACGACCATGCAATTCGTATGGAAGAAATGATTGAGGGAATGTTCTCAGAATCTAAAGTGGATAACATCTTAAAAAAATATTTTAAAATTGACGAAAGAGAAAGAGTTTTAACTGAAGAAAAAAAGAAAAAACAATTAACTGAGTCGGATAAAAACAAAAAAACAGCTCAAAGAATTAAAAGTTTATCTGAAAGTGTTTCACAAGAAATTTCATCAACTAAAATTATTACAAAATACCCAAAGGCAAAACTTTTAGGTAAGAATAAAAATAGTAACTTAGTATTTGAATATAACAATAAAACACTTAGAGTTACACCTAAAGGTAGTATTCTATGAGTTATTTAATTTATGTAAACGAATTAGGTCCAAACTATAAAGGAGATAATATTTACGAATTTATCTTCTCTATAGGATTGGAAAGTATTTGGGGAGATTCCTGGGAATCTAAACCGTCTAACGGATACCCATTACCACCTGATTTGGAACACATAAATAAAGTTGGGGTTTTGAAAAACGATGAAATAACTTTATCGGTAATACAAAATTCGGATTATTTTTCAATGATAGACGCAATTGATGGAGTTATTGCCTTATCTTGGGAGAACGAAACCGAAACTACTAATTTTGAGGTAAACAAAAGATTAGTATTTAGATTCGGAGAAACTGAGGAATCGGTTAAAAATAAATTGTATGAAAGGGACATAGTTCTTGAATTCGAAAAAAAAGTAGTTTATGAAAACTAATAATAGAAAAATACTTCAATTAATTAACCACGGATTTAGTGGTTCGCTTCTTTCTGATTTGAATGAGGGACAAATAAATGCGTTACATAGTAGATTATCTGAACAAGTAACCCCACTACCACCTAAACCAGGTTATAAGGTTGGCCCAAATGGTGGAACAATTCCTGATAACCCAAGTGGTAAAGGTTATGCGGTTAAGAAGAATCCATCAGATAATACAGTTACCGTAACTCCAATGGAAGAAGGTTCGACATTAAATGTTGTTAATGACCCTGACGCAAGCGCCGATGGTATGGGGATGATGGAAGATAAAGAACTCCAAGAAAAGTTTGAATCAAAAAAACAACAAAAATATTTTTTCGCAAAATGTGGTGATGGTAAAACCAAAGAACAAAAAAAATGGTGTAAAATGGCGGAAGAATTTGCCGAGAAAACAAATTTTAAAAAAATACCTGAAAATAAAAAAGAAACAAAAGAAACATTTGATATGGGAGACTATTATAAAAAAATCGCAAGTACCGCCGCAGGTTTAACGAAAAAGAACCTAAACCAAATCTCACCAAGTATTGGTAGTATGGGTGAAAGTGAACTTGAAAGAAAAATCATGAAGTTGGTTGAAAAGCACATTACGCCTAAGATGTCTAAAAAAGATTTCTTATCTTTAGTGTCTGAACAAGGAACTAAGGAAAAAGAAAGAACTAAGGAAAAGGAAAAAACAAAAGAGAAAGAACGTGGAACTCCTTATAGTCCTAAGCCAGGTCCTGCAAAGGCTCCAAAGGCCCACAAACACGAAGTTGACGAACAAGAGGTCGCACCTCCTAAACCAAAAACAAAAGAACCAATAACGAAACCAACTAAACCTGGAACACCTTATAGTCCTAAACCAGGTCCTGCTAAGGCACCTAAGGCGTCTAAAGGAAAATTACCAAGTTGGTTATCATTTAAATCAATAGGAATTAAATTAAAATAATATGGGCCTGAATTTAAAAATGGAAAAAATACTAAGAACCAAAAGACAGTTAGAGAGAAAATCTTTATCTGAAGGTTTAACAAATAGAGAACGTTCTCTTTTAACTGAAATTAAATCAAGTTTAAAAGAGGCACCGATTGATTACGAAGGACCCGAAAGAATGGAACCTGGGATTGAAAGAAAAATTACTTCAAAAGAAACTCCATATCACGAACATCCTGCGATACCAGGTGGAGATAAAGACTTTATTGAGGTTGTCTCATCAAAACGATTTAAAGACTCTGTAGACAAGGTTAGACGTTATTTAGGTAATACCGCTCCATTACAAGGTAGAAATCCTTTAATGAACCTTATGGGTATGGCTATGGGAGGTTTACAACAAATCTCAAGAATAGAAAGTCAAAACAAAGAATACCTTGAAAATTTAGCGATTGATTTAGTTAAGAAAGAACTTGGAATTCCTAAGGGAGCGTTACAGTTTGATGCTAAATTGGTTCATGGTGGTATGGGCGCCGCTGAAGGTATGAGAACAGAACCTCAAGAACCTGAAGAAGATGAAGTTGAAGATGCGTTTAAAGAGGCGGAAGAACACACTGAAGATTTGTTAAATTTTGCAGATGCGTTTGAACAATTCAATTTAGAAAAAGCAAAAAGAAGATTCATTAACTCATTAATACAAGGGGCGGCGTTTAAAGGTGGTCATATGTATGTTTTGGTTGGTGAAGAATTAAATAGATTAGACCCACAATTGTTAAACCTTTACGGTGTAACACAATCATTAATGGAACACATGTATTGGATATATCCTGATATGGAAGGTATGGCAGGTTCAGGTGGTGGACAAATGGGTCAAAGTGAGGTTGATGAAGAAACTGACCCACCAACAGTTAAAGCAAGAGCGGCAACATTCCCATTACTTATTCACGAATTAGTAAAAGGTGTTTATGAGGTATTTGGTACACATGGTTTACCTGATGACCCAAAACAACAAGAATTGGTTATGAATGCTGAAGACACATTACCTGCGGAGATTTGGGATTCAAGATTAGGTCCTGTATTTTGGGAGAAATTTGTCGCAACATATCCGATGGAATTATTCGAAGATGACATGAAACATATCCAACATTACCTTTTCATGAGATTCTCTAAATTGGACGCTAAAGAATTTTTTAGAGTTGCAAAATTGATTTTAAATGGTGACCCTCAAGGGACTCAATTTATCCAAAGAATGGTTGATGAAATTGTTAAGGATTTGAAGAAACAAGATTACGAAGATAGTATGTCTAATGACGATGATGAAGATGACTTAGATGACATTGATTTATCTTCTTTAGGTTTATAAAATAAAGATTAGATTTATATAAACCCTCATTTATTAATTTAAATGGGGGTTTTGATATTTATATAAAAATGGTTTTATGACTTTAACAAAAGAACAGTTATTAATGGAGTATGTAAAATGTATGAGGGACACACCTTATGCGTTAAGAACATACTTACAAACATACGATAACACAGTATCAAAATACGTTCCATTGGAATTATTCCCTGACCAAATTTCATTGTTAGAGGATTATGAGAACTATAATGAAAATATCGCATTAAAATACCGTCAGGCAGGGGTTACCACTGTAACCGCAGGATGGGCATCAAAAAAATTAGTTTTCGCCAAAAAAGAACGACCTGAGAAAATTCTAATTATTGCAAACAAGTTGGACACCTCACTTGAGATGGCAAATAAAATTAAAGCGTTTGTTAACCAATGGCCATCATGGACTAATGCGGGGTTCTCAGTTGATAAAAACTCTCAAAAACATTATAAACTAACTAACGGATGTGAAGTTAAAGCGGTGGCAACCTCAAAGGATGCTTTACGTGGATTTACACCAACAATATTAATATTTGATGAGGCGGCCTTTATCGAGGCCGACAGTGATTTTTGGTCAGCATGTATGGCGTCCCTATCTACAGGGGGTAAAGTAATTGTTGTCTCAACACCGAATGGTTATGATGCAATTTATTACGAAATCTATGACCAAGCATTAAGAAATATGAACGATTTTAAAATCACTGAAATGTTTTGGTATAGAGACCCAAGATATACTAAAGATTTATATCTTGTTAAGACAGATAATATTATTCATTATTTGTTAAACAAAGAAGAATATGATAAAGAGAATATTGTAAGTTGGGGTGGAATTTCATTTGATGATAGAGACTATACTAAACTCAGAGAGATTATGGACGAGGGTTATAAACCTTGTTCATCTTGGTTTGAGGGGATGGTTAAAAAACTTAAATACGATAAGAGAAAAGTATCACAAGAGTTAGAGTGTAATTTTTTAGGTTCAGGTGATAACGTATTTGATTCATTATTATTGGAGAAGATTCGTGAAAATATGTTAACTGAACCACAAACCAAAATGATGGGTAACGCCTTATGGATATGGAAAGAACCTGTTATTGGTCACAAGTATGTTATGGGTGTCGATGTCAGTCGTGGTGATAGCGAGGATTTTAGTTCATTCCAAATAATCGATTTTGATACGAGAGAACAAGTTGCAGAATACGTTGGTAAATTACCACCTGATACAATGGCCGAAATTTGTTATAAATGGGCTAATATGTATTCTTGTTTTGTTGTAATTGATATCACAGGAGGTATGGGAGTTTCAACTGCAAGAAAGATGCAGGAAATGGGATATAAGAATCTTTATGTTGACGGTGTGGATAGTGCAAACAAATGGAAGTACGACCCTAAAGCATTAGAAAAAATTCCTGGAATAAATTTTAACAATAAACGAGTTCAAATCATTGCGTCCTTTGAAGAGGTAATGAGGCATGATTTTAAAATCTATAGTGCGAGACTCTATAATGAAATGAATACGTTTATTTATATCAGTGGTAGACCTGACCATCAAAAGGGTCACCATGACGATTTAATTATGTCTGTTGCTATGGCGACATATGTTGCCGAATCATCTTTTAGTAATTTAACTAAAGTAACTGAACACACTAAGGCAATGTTAGATTCTTGGTCGGTTAATAATAACCACTCCGCTAGTAAACAAATCGAATTCAATCCTGTAATACCTTATGGGACAGAAAGAACCAACCAATTTTCAAATAGTAATGTCGGTCGTGAGGAATATGCGAAATACGGATGGTTATTTGGTGGTCGTTAATATTTATAATTATGGGTAGGAATTTAAGAAAAAAATCAGGTAATTTATTCGCGGGTAGCAAGTTAAATGTTCCAGGACAAGGTATTTTCACTGTTAAGGCGTTTACAGGTTATAAGTTACAGGTTGATGAACAAAGAAACAGAGTTCCAAGACCGTCACAAACACCTTCTAACACACCAACACCAACAGTAACTACGACTATAACACCAACGGTAACTACTACTCCAACAGTGACCACCACTATAACACCAACGGTAACAACAACACCAACGCCAACGGTAACCACTACTATTACCCCAAGTACTACTCCGACGCCAACACCGTTAACGTGTGATTTTACTTATAGTGTTTATTATCCGACACCAACCCCAACACCTACAACAACCACTACTCCGACCCCAACACCAACACCATATAGAAACTTTTTAATTGTTAATTATGATACTGACGGGTCCACAGTAACATCCGTATCGTCTAGTTTTAGTTCAGTTTTTAATATCACGTACCCTATCAATAATGGAGAAAGTGGTAATGGATTCTTATCAACAAATACGGTTGGGGATTCCTTAAGTATTGGTATAACGGGAGGGTTAAATTATAGTATTAATGTTTATGAAAACGGAATATTAATGAGTGGTTATACAGGAGTTCCTCCGTATACTGAAACTTATTATTTAACCCAAAGTATTGGAGGAAATGATTTATTATATGTTGAGGTCCTTGACCCCCTTAATCCGCCAACCCCAACACCAACTGTTACGCCAACTATAACCCCAACATCAACCATCACACCAACACCCACCGAAACAATTACTCCAACACCAACTATAACTCCAACACATACGATTACTCCGACAAACACTAAAACTCCGACGCCAACACCAACTAAAACACCTACACCGACACCATATAGAAACTTTTTAATTAGTAATTTCGATACTGATGGATGTTCAATGGCATCAATTGTTACCAACTTTAGTTCCTCATTTAATTTCGCTTATCCGTTAACAAATGGTCAAAGTGGGAATGGTTTCTTAAACTCAAATATTGCGGGAGATTATATGACGTTTAGTATTTCAGGTGGAGTTTATTATAATATTAATGTTTATGAAAATGGAGTCTTAATGAGTGGATTCACAGGAAGTGACCCAGGAACTGAAACATATTATTTAACTCAAAGTATTGGTGGAAATGACCTACTGTATGTTGAGATGATTGACCCCCTTAATCCGCCAACCCCAACACCAACAATCACCCCTACTCAAACAGTAACCCCAACACCAAGTGTAACACCAACACAAACAGTAACACCAACGGTAACAAGTACTAAAACTCCAACACCTACACCTACTCACACTATGACACCAACCCCAACGGACCCAACAAGATTCTTATTACAAGCAAACGGATTCTTTGTGTTACAGTCTGATGGGTCAAAAATTATTATAACCTAAACTATTTATAAACTAAAAAGAAAATGCCAAATCTACCGATATCCTCATTACCCGAATTAACCGCAATAACACAAAACGCCGAGTTTGTGGTTGAGCAAGCAGGGACGACATATAAAATAAAAAATAGTGTATTAACGCCTTTTGCAACAGTATTTGGTCTGTACGCTCAAACAGGTAATAGTGTTGTTGTAAGTGCAACAACTGTTGAGTCAACATTAATTGGTGGTGGTGTTGGTACACTAACAGTACCCGCTAATGGATTTAAAATAGGTGATAGTTTTAGAGCCGATTTTGCAGGTTTAATATCTTCTAAAGGTAATGATGATATAAGAATTAGAATTAAATCGGGGTCTGTTTTACTTGTGGATAGTTTAGCTCAAAATATGAGAGCTTCAACAAACGATGTTTGGCAATTATCATCAAACTTTACGATTAGAAAACTTGGGACCGCTGGAAACGCCGAAATTGTTACTTTGGGTGCGTATCATAATGAAAGACAATCAACAGGTCAACCAGAAGGGTTTGCATTTAACTCAGTTAATAACACGACATTTGACACAACCGTCTCAAATACTTTAAATGTTACCGTACAGTTTAGTAGTAACAGTGTATTAAACTCAATCTATTCAGATATATTCATTTTAAATAAAATTTATTAATGAGTATAATTTTAGATATATTAACGGTAAATTATATTGGGGAACTTGCCAATATAACTTTCTATCCTTGTACGGGAGGAGTTATTAATATAGGGACCGTTTTACTACCATATAGTTATGAAAATGATAATTATTTTGGAACGTATGAAATATATGTGATTAACTATAATCAAACATGTTTATTAGAGGTTCCGTGTCCTTAATAGGATTAAAAACCAGAACGCTTCAGTTACTTTAAACCTTTCGTATATTTATTGTAGAAAGAATTAAAATACTCACATGGAAAATAATAATAACGGTAATTTAACAGTATGGCAGAGATTATCTCACGCATTTGGTCCTAACGCCCTGTTAAACCAAGATTACCCAACATATAAGTTCGATAGAAAAGACTTATTAAAGACTACTTCTAAACAAGAATACGACAAAGAGTTATTACAAGCTCAACAAACTTATTACTTAGCCAATCAATGGACAAAGATTGAAAGTAACATGTATACCCAATCGGTTTATTACGAACCAACAAGATTGGCATCATTTTACGATTACGAATCTATGGAATATACTCCCGAAATTTCTGCGGCGTTAGACATTTATGGTGAAGAATCCACAACAGTGGATGAGAATGGATATATGTTACAAATCTATTCCGAATCAAAAAGAATCAAATCAATACTAACCGATTTATTTAATAATGTGTTAGATATCAACACAAACTTACCTATGTGGGTAAGAAATACTTGTAAGTACGGAGACAATTTTGTTTATTTAAAATTAGATTCAGATAAGGGTATTGTTGGTTGTATGCAATTACCAAACATTGAAATTGAACGTTTAGAGAGAGGTATGCCAGCTCAAGCGGCAAAACAAAACATCGATGAACCTATTGAAAATAAAGGTTTAAGATTTAAATGGAAGGCTAAGGATATGGAATTCAATTCATGGGAAATAGCCCACTTTAGATTATTAGGTGATGATAGAAAACTTCCATACGGTACTTCCATGTTAGAGAAGGCAAGACGTATTTGGAAACAATTATTGTTATCTGAAGATGCGATGTTAATTTATAGAACATCAAGAGCACCTGAAAGAAGAGTGTTCAAAGTATTTGTTGGTAACATGGATGATAAAGATGTTGAGGCGTATGTACAACGTGTTGCAAACAAATTTAAAAGAGACCAAGTTGTGGACTCTAAAACAGGTAATGTTGATTTACGTTTCAACCAAATGGCGGTTGACCAAGATTATTTTATTCCTGTTCGTGACCCTGCACAAGCAAATCCTATCGATACATTACCAGGAGCTCAGAACTTATCGGAAATTGCCGATATTGAGTACATCCAAAAGAAATTATTAACCGCGTTACGTGTTCCTAAAGCCTTTTTAGGTTTTGAGGAAATTGTTGGTGATGGCAAAAACTTATCGTTAATGGATATTCGTTTTGCAAGAACTATCAATAGAATTCAAAAATGTATGATTGCCGAAATGAATAAAATCGCAATCATTCACTTATTCCTATTAGGGTTTGAGGACGAGTTATCGAACTTTACATTAGGTTTAACAAATCCATCATCTCAAGCGGATTTATTAAAAGTCGATTTATGGAAAGAGAAGATTTTACTTTACAAAGATGCGGTTACCGCCATCGAAGGTATTGCACCTGTGTCAGTATCGTGGGCGAAAAAACATGTGTTAGGATTCTCTGATGAAGAAATTAAACTTGATTTACAACAACAACGTATTGAGAAAGCGGTTGGTGCTGAGTTAACAAATACCGCAACAATCATTACTCATTCAGGTATCTTTGACAATGTTGACAAATTATATGGTAACAAATCAGGGTCAACGGCAAACGCGGGAGGAGCCCCACCACCACCTCCTGGAGGTGGTGAAGGAGGAGGAGAATCAATGCCACCTCCACCACCACCCTCAGGACCTGAACCAGGTGGAGATGCGGGAGTAACTCCTGAATCATTTAAAAGAGATAACTTAAAAATTCTATTAGAATCAAACTCATTAACGGACGAAGACTCGTATATTGATTTATCCAAAGGAAAAAATTCTTTAGGAGAAATGGAGGCTCAACTGAGTAAACTTCTAAAAGATTGATATTTATAATAAAAAAACGAAAATGATTAAGTTTGGTATATTAAAATCTAAAATAGAAAAAGTTTTATTAGAATCATATTCTAACGATACTTTTAAAGATGAGTTAAAGAATTTTAAAAAATTAGTATTGGAAAATAAAAATATTAGTAAAATATTTTATTTGTACGATGAATTAAGTTCTAAAAAAGGTTTAAAGGAGAATACAGTTTATGACTACATACACGAGTGTGTTACTATGTATGAAAATTCTATTAACAAAATTAAACCTTCCGATTTAAATAATTTAAAGACTTGGGTGAACAACGTTAAATCAGAAAACCTATACGAAACTGTTGACGGGTTATTTTCTACGGATGTATTAACTATCGAGTCTAAAATCAAAAGTAAAAAATTGATTAAAGAATCTTTAATGGTACCTAAACCAATTAGTAAGGAAATTATAAAATTACCACTAACCACAATGGTAAGTGTTGCTAATAAAACAATTTCAAGTTATATCAATGGATTAGACGAATCTGAAAAGAAAGATTTAATGAAATTTTTATCTACAGACGATTCTGTATTAAAAGAAAATTTTGATTCAATTAAAGGAGAGGTAATTGTAAAACTAAAAACCCTACAAGAGGGTTCTGATATCGGTACATTAAATAGAATTACCGAAACAATTGAAAAGGTTGAATCAGAAAAGTATGACAAACTATCTTACTTTAAATTAAAGAATCTTAAAGAAACTCTTTAATCCTCGTTAGATTTGTACTTCTGTTGAACGTATTTTGCTTTCTTCATCATTTCTCTATTCTTCACAGAATCTTTAACAAAGGTTTTACGTTCATTTAATTCAGACATTTGTCTTGTTTTGATGACCTTACTTTTGTACATTTTTAGGGCTCTTTCGATGTTTCCCTTTTCTACTTTGATTATTAGCATATAACTACAAATATCTCCTCATTTTAATTTATTTTGACTATTGGAACAAATATACCTATTTTTTTGGAAAATAAACTATAAAAATATGGAAATTAATGAAAAAGGGGAAAACCTCACAAATCCAAGGATTCAAGTCTACAAAAGTCGTATATGGCACGGTAGACTCAATAAACTTTAAATCACTTTATTTAAATCTTCAAACATGGGTAGAACCAATAAAAAACACCGAGAATTGGAACAGAGTTGTTTTAAACCTAAGTCGAGCAATAAAACACATTGTACATAGTAGTATTGACAGGTACTTATTTGACGACAACTTTATTGTTGATTTAGATTTACGGTCAAGCGGATTATCAACAGGAAAAAAATCATTCTTAAATTTAGAAATTAACATTTACCTAAAAGAACAAGATACAGACTTCAAATCAGTTAGATTACGGGATTCTCTGAAAAAAATGACAAAAGACATTCTACAACAAAGTTTTAATGAACACGAGTACTTTAAGTTTTACCCAACTAAAAACGGTAAAAGAAAAGAATTAGTAACACAAATAGACAATCTTTAATATTTATAATTAAAATTAAAGATGAATCTAAAAATTATAAAACCTGGTGAGTCAGGTAAAGGGATATTAGTCGAGTATGACGCAGGATACATTTCACCAAAAAGTGAACAAAATTCTTACATATTAGAATCAACGAATATGTTGGACCATTCTAAACCATTTGAGTTTTATGCGGTTTTACAAAAATACAATACACCTAATAGAAACGGTAGAATATATCCTGAACGTATCCTTAAAAGAGAGGCGGACAATTATAAAAAACTAATTCAAAAAGGTACCTCTTTATCCGAATTAAATCACCCCGAATCTTCACTAATTGATTTAGACCGAGTGTCTCATTTAATTACGGATGTTTGGTGGGAAGGAGATACATTGATGGGTAAACTAAAATTATTGACAAGTCCAGGATTCCACGAAAGAGGAATTGTATCGACTAAAGGAGATATGGCGGCAAACTACTTAAGACAAGGTGTAACCCTTGGTATCTCATCAAGAGGTGTTGGGTCTTTAAAAAAGATTGGTGAACAGAATGAAGTACAAGACGATTTTGAATTAATCTGTTTTGATTTAGTATCTTCACCATCAACACCAGGAGCATATCTTTTCTTAAATAAAGAAGATAAAGGTAATTTTGAAGAGAACATTGAAGAAGAAAAAAGAATGTCGGTAGAAAGACATGTTGGAGATTCAGGAAATAAATCGCTTGACTTAATGAAGAAATTGAACGATTATTTAGGAAACAGATAAAAAAATTATTAAACATGGAACAAGGAGAAAAGTATTTCGTAGCGAAAGTTACAATTGATTCAGTAGATTCTGAAACAGGAAAAGTTAAAAAATTGAGAGAAGAAAAATTAGTAAACGGATTCACACCAACTGATGTTGAGGCGAAAGTAACTAAGATTTTCGAGGCGTATACCCAAGATTGGAGAATTACGGCAATTGTTGAAAGTAAAATTGATGAAGTGATAGAGTAAATTAAATTTCAATAATAAATTAAAAGGAGACCCAAAAGGTCTCCTTTTTTATTTTTTGTCAAATGGGAGATATTTATTAAGTAATAAATAAACCGATTGGAATTAGGTTAAGTTAAACTTTTTTCACAATTGGTAATATTTATATATAAAAATATAAAACTCACAATGGCAAAAGAAAAATCATTAGTAGAAGATGCAATCATTCAAATGAAAAATTTGGAAGAAGCGGTTGCCGAAAATGCAAAAGGAATACTTGCTTCAACAATGTCGCAAGAAATCAAAGAATTGGTAAAAGAATCTCTATTTGAACAAGAATCAAATGACGAGGTTGAAGACGATGCAAATATGGACATGGGTAACATGGATATGGATGCTGATAACCAAGATACAGACGTTGAAGACGATGACATGGAAGATGACATGGCAGATGATGACACGGCAGATGATGACACGGCAGATGATGACATGGCAGAACCTATCGACTTAACTAACAAATCAGACGAAGAAGTTCTTCGTGTATTCCAATTGATGGGACCTGATGATAATATCGTAGTAACGAAAGATGCTGGCGGTAATATTAATCTTAAGGATACTCAAGCAAACAAAGAATATATGATTGTTGGAGAAAGCGAAGAAGACATGTGGGACGATGAAGAAGAGTTTTACGAATCTGATTCTATCCATGACATCGTTGAAAAAGTTTTTAACGAGGACGACTCTGATATGGAGTTAGACGAAGACATGGATTTTAACTCAGAAGAATTTGACGAGGAAGAAGAAATGACAGGAGATGCTGGCACTGACCAAGTTGTTTACGAAATCTCATTTGACGATGAAGACGAAGACGAAGACGAAGAAGAAGACGAAGACGAAATCTCATTTGACGATGAAGACGAAGAAGACATGGATAACATGTTTGAATCTAAATTAGGTAAGAAAACAATCAAACCAAAAGGAGTTGGAATGGGAAAAGGTCCTAACGTAAAAGTTTACTCAAAAAAACCAAATCAAGGAACAGGTTTCAAAACAAAAATGAAACAAGGTCCTAAAGCGGTTGGTACGGGTAAAGCAAAATTTGAATATAAGGAACAAGCTAAACTTGGAACAAACAAACAAGTTCCTGTGAAAAAAGCGGAAACCAAAGAAGGTGTACGTACATTAGGTGCAGGTAGTAGAGCAGGTAGAAAAGGTGGTTTACCAAAACTAAGAACTGGCTCGGCATTTAACATGGCACTTAAAGAAAGTAGTACAAATGAAGTACAAGTTCTTAGAGAAAAGAATGAAGAATACAGAAAAGCATTAAACATCTTCAGAAATAAATTGAATGAGGTTGCGGTATTCAACTCAAACTTAGCATACGCTACACGTTTGTTTACAGAACACTCAACATCAAAACAAGAAAAAATCAA